GAGACTTTAACGGTGACGGCAAAGCCACCCGAAGTGTTGTTGAAGATGAAGTACAGCTTCTTGTTGGCAGGGACGATCAGGCTGGTCGTAGAGAACGTCAAAGCACCTGTCATCTCAATATACATATTACGAGCTACACCCGTAGTGCCGTTGGGGATCGTGATCGTGGTATTGGCACCCGATCCGTCAGTAATGGCTTGGGTTACATACCCTGAGATTGACTGTTCAATCAGCGTACCAAGGTTCGTATTGGTCGTCGTACCCCAAGTACCGGATTGTTCACCTGTGCCGATAAGTTCAATCGCAAGGTTCGTGCTGTACGTCGAGGCCATATTGTTTTCCTAATTAAATATCCGTCCAATTCGGGGTCTGCGTGTTGCTTATCGCACCCCAGCTAGGGGTCTGCGTGGTACTGATACTTGTCCAGTTTGGAGTCTGCGTATCGTCAATTATGTTCCAGAGAAACACACACGCAAATACATCTGTTGCCGTTGCTGTTTCATTTATGGTCGTTGCAAAAGTATGAGCCGCTGATATATCTGTTGCAGTTGCAGTTGCTGTTTCCTCAACACTTGTTGGAAAGGTTATAAACCCAACATCTGCATCTGTTGCCGTTCCAGTCTCAGCTACTGCACTTGTAAATATCTGGCTGCTGCTTACCGTATCGGTACTTGTTGCTGTTTCAGCTACCGCACTTACAAACGTCTGTTTGCTGCTTACTGCATCCGTGCTTGTCGCTGTCTCTGCCGCCGCACTTACAAACGTCTGTTTGCTGCTTACCGCATCTGTACTTGTCGCTGCTTCAGCTAGATCACTGGCGTAGACAGACATCCCCCAGCCAGATTCACCCCATGTACCGGAACTCCATCCAGCCATTACCCAGCCAAACTCATGGTGTAAGTCACGTTCAAGGTATCACCCGAAGTTACAGCCCTGTCTCCCGGCGCAGAAAAGTCCACCGCAGAAAACAACGTCCCAGCCGTACCGCTTTTTGCACTACCGCTAGTCAGGAAAGCCCCACCAACAGTAGAGGTAGCATTGATATTAAATGAGGCAGGAGAGGCTGTGTTTGTTGCTACAGAAGGGTTGGCAGTCGTAGCTGTAACAAACGTACACGCTACCCGCGTTGCATTGCTGTAACCCACGTTCTCAGTCCAACCGGCATGGGATGACATCGTATCCGCAGCGGCAGGGGTGTTAGATGCACCAGCACCGTACAGTCCAATAAACCAAGCGGTAACTTGAGCAACGCTGGTCAGGGCAGTTCCAGCCATGTAAGCAAGACCCACGTTGACCACCAGATTAGGGACGCTCTCAGTCCACTTCACCTTGCCGTCAGCACCGATACACTCAAAATCAAACCGGCCCAGAGCAATGGCAGACTCACCAGAACGTGTACCCGCTACAAGACCGCTAGACGCGGTGTCGGTAGACTTTGTTTTATCCATAGCGGACATATAAACCTCTCAAGGAAACCGAATGATGGCAGTCGTAGCTGACGCTGTCGGAAACACAATAACCAGCGGAATTGCCGCCGTTGAAATTTTCATGCCTCCAAAGTCCAGCACCATTACAGACTTGTTGGACTTGCTGCTGTTGTAGATCAACGCCCCGGCAATAGAGGAGTTAACAAGACCTGTAAACGTAGCATCGTTAAACGATGTAAACGCTGTGGTGCTGGTAGATTCGGGTGTAATTGTTGTAAGAGCTATCCCACCTGCGCTGTAACCTGTTCCCGATATCTCACCTGTGACCGTGTAAACAGTCGTGTCAGCACCTATAGAAGCTGTAGACAGGTACAGCGCCATCTTAAAGGTGTCTCCTGTGGACGCAGTGAAGTCATGCGTAGCCTTCAGAATCTGTACCTTAAAAGAAGTTGTGAGGGTCTGGGCAATCATTGGACATCAACCCTAGCCTGACCAGATCTGTAAGCGTCCCTACGCTCCATGCCGTCACCAAGACGTTTGGCAAGCATCATGGCATCTTGGTACTTCTTTTCGTAGAAAGCGATAACGTCTGCCTCACCTTTCATAAAAGTGTAGCCCTCGACCAAGGAACCATACAGGAGTACAGAGTCAATATTGTCCCCAAGCCATGTGGTGCCTGAAGCGGTTGTGGTAATGCTTTCCGGGTAGTAGAAGTAATGCAGTTCCATCGTGTAGGCTGCATCAGGTGTCGGCCCAAGGATGAAGGTCAGTTCCGCTTCGTTGGTGGATACCGGCCCGAACAGCGCATAGTAGGCAGGGGTTCCCGTATCTGTAGGGGTTGGATATGCCTCACGAATGAAGTTCACATCCTTGTTCAGCAGGTAGGTATAGGACGTATCCGCATTTATAACCGCCATCGAATAGACCGCCAAGAAGTCCGCAGGGCAGGACAAGTACTTGTTATTAGTGGTCAGGGTTCCAGTTACGTTTGCACGAAGTGATGGAAACTGGATGGTGTTGTATATCCGCTGTTCTGCTTGGGTAATGAATGTATTAACCTGCTCCGTGCTGGTCAGGGTCGCTGCACTAGACGAAGTCGATCCAGCACTATCGGTAAAGACGGTAGCTGGAAAGTCATTCTCTAAGTAGCCTTTTACAGCCATGAACAGCGCGGAGTAGTTCATTCTTTAGCCCATCGGCCCACGGCACTTAATGCCTTTAGTTGCAGCACCTGCACCGTACATCTTGATGCCAGTTGTTTTCATCCCGGTCTGCGGATACCCAGTGCCTTCAGGCATAGGATTGGTATTCGGCTTGGGTTGGGTGTACTTGTTGGTGGGGTTCTTATCACCCCAGCCAAAGAAATTAGCCTTGTCGTTTTGGGTCATTACCGGCTCCGTTGGTTGTTTACACGGGCCATGTTACGCCCAACCGCCTTCATATCCCCGGAAGTCGGCCCACCTTTTTTCATACCGTGCAGACGCTTTTCGTGGACTTTTACTTCTTTATCCGCAATCTTTTTAACTTGTTTCGTGTCCATCACATTCTCCTAGTTAACTACCCAATAGGTTACGTCCGTAGGGACATGGTTTATGTTTGCCTTAATCGCCAAGTAGTACCCACCGCTATACGAAACAGAGTCTTTGGGGGCATAGCTGGTTGTTGCACTCCATGCCGCTACATTAAACATGACCGTTCCTACCTCACCCAATGAGGTGAGATAGTTTTCAGTAAGCCCTATGTCTTCCGAAGAACCACCTCCAACCGGCTTCCAGCCCCATTGGTAAATCCTGCTCCCGCCTTCGGGGAATCCAGCGGTTCCGGCAACTAGCTGCAACCCGTTAGTTCCAGAGGAATTATAGCTTGTGTCAGGTCTTGGATTACGCAACGCTTGGGGGTCATTTACCGGGTACATACCCAGTTGCAGTTGTGGCTGATCCGGCTCCCAACAGGACTGACAAACCAAGATATTCACGTTCTTGGTCTTGATTACCAAACCCTTGAGTTCTGTTAATTTAAATTGAAAGCCGCAGCGGTCACACTCCGCTATTGCAAACCTGCCAGATGCAAAGTTAACGGGCATTTTCTAGCTTATGTACATCTGGCGAGGCACAAACCGGACAGCGGCTTTCTCACGGTCTTCGCTTGCAGCCATTGCAAACTGCTCTTCATACTCAGCTTTAAGCATCTGCACTCTGGCTTCAGCACCGGGTAGCTTCATGGACAGGTAAAAAGCCAACCCAGCCACCAAGCAAGGCAGAAACCTGAACGGGATGTCTTCCCCGTTTACACCGTTACCCGCGTCCTGCATCCTGCGGAGCCTCCAGTACACGAAGGTATAGGTCTGGCTGCTGTCAGGCGTGGGCCAGACGTTGATTGCTGGCAGGTTGACTACATAGATAGCTGTAGCCGTTGTGTGCGCCGCAGCGGTGCTATAAGCCTGTCCACGGACACAGTTCTGTAGGTCTGTACTGGTCGTTCCGCTGTAGTAGATGATCTCTGAGTCAATCTTGATGTACCCGGCACTTGCCAGACCTACCGTAGTGCTCAGGGTAATCGTCGTATCAATAGCAGTCAGAGTCTCATTGAGCGTAATCGTCGTAGTAGCCGTAGTACCAGACTGACGGTTGATCCAGACCTGAATCGGCCTTCCCGTAGCGTTCTTGTTGGGGATCGTTGCAAAGGTAGATTCGCTGATCCGGCTGATATTGATGTCGGTCTGATTGGTATCTGTTCCAGTGCGGATAACCATATCCAGCAGGTCTATTGTGTCTGTAGGAATAGCGTAGGTACTCTGCCCGGTAGCCAAGACAATCTGTCCCTGCTCCACCGTCCACATATTCAAGCCACGGTTTGCCCACTCAATTGTGAGTAGGTTAATGCTCCTACGGGCGGTACGCATATCGTACCCCGTGCGTAACTCCTGACCGCAACGCTCAAAAGCCTCTTCACACAGGT